CCCGTTGTGCCTACGGTACACCCGGCGTCTAAACCAAACAGGGCTGGTCTAAAAAGCCAGCCCTTTTTTTAAACCCTGAGTGGTTCAAGCCACAAGGAAGAAAAAAATGCCTCAATTTAGCGATGATCTATTCTTGGGTACTGCCCAAGGTTACATTGGTACAAGCAACACAAACTCTGAAGCGGTGATCACTGGTTCGGTGACTGGCACGGTCATGACTGTGACAGCCATGAACTCTGGTGACTCTTTGGTTCTCGGCCAATTCGTGTCTGGCACTGGCATTACTGCTGGGTCATACATCACTTCTTTCGGCACTGGTGCAGGCGGCACAGGCACTTACAACTTGAGTGCTTCTTCGTCAGCCACTGGTTCGATCACAATCACTGCCTCTGGCAACTCTGGCCTCGGCGATCCTTCACCAATGGAAGTTGGCGTTGGTCCTTTGGGTCGTGAGTACGTTTGGGACATGGTTCCACAAACATTGCAAACAGCAAACATTGCCGCTTCGCAGACCCCTGCTGCTGCTGGCAACTTGACGCTGACTGCTGGTACTTCTGCCAAGTCTGTTGTTCGCACAGACGGCACCACAGTGATCCAATTGGACGTCGCACGCGCTGTTCAGTTGACCACCGCTTCTGGCACCATCAGCACAAGCCGCAACTTGACAGTGTCTGGTTATGACTACTACGGCCAACCAATGACCGAAGTGATCGCAACTGGTACAACCTCTTCTGCCGTGGCTAACGTCTCTGGCAAAAAAGCGTTCTACCAAATCTCCAGCATTGCAATTAGCGGCGCATTGCCCGTGGCAATTACTGTCGGCACAACTGATATTCTTGGCTTGCCATTGCGCACATTTGATGCTGGCTACATGGTTCGCGTGGGTTGGAACAACACCCTTGCAAACGATACAGGCACATTCACTGCCGCAGACATGACCACACCCGCTACATCGACCACTGGCGACGTGCGAGGCACTTACCTGCCTTCCACCGCTACAAACGGCGTGAAACGCTTGGTGGTTGTGATTGCTTTGCCCGGTATTGCCACAGGTCCCACTGCAACTCGCACTGGTGCTCTTGGTGTAACTCAAGCCTAATAGGAGGCCACAATGGGTCAATTTAAACCAATGGTGAAAATGTTCACCGATGAGCCTTCAGTTATTCTGAAACTCAAAAAAGGTGGCAAAGTTGCAGCCAAGCACCACGGTGAGCATGGTCATATGTCCATGCACAAAGCCGCTGGCGGCATGATGCACGGCGCCCATGAGGCTTTTGAAGCTGAACATGGCAAAGCCCCCAAAAAGCCTTCTATGGCTGAACGCCGCAAGGCCATGAATCCCAACATGTACGCCAAAGGCGGCAAGGTTGAAAAAGAGATTCACAAGGTCGAAAAAGAGCTGAAACACCACGAACATTCCAAACATGCTCATGGTTTGAAGCACGGCGGCAAAGCTCACAAGGCTTCGGGCGGCGAGATTGATCGTGACGAAACCAAAACAACCATCGAAGGCAATGCGAAGAAATTCGAGAAAACCAAAGTGGTTGATGGTCAAAAGCACGACAAGCACCATGGCACTGGCATGATCAAGGAAGGCAAACCCGCTGGCTACAAACACGGCGGCCACGCTCGTAAAGCAACTGGTGGCGCAATTCCTGCTGATACTGACGAGAAAGTCAATAAAGGCAAGATCAAAATGCACGGCACCATCGAAGGCAATGAGCACGACTACTTGAACACCGAGATGCACCAAGCCAAGCGTGATAAAGCGCACGGCACTAAAGGCATCAAGGAAACCAATGCAGGCGGCTTCAAGCATGGTGGACACGCCAAGAAGCACCACAAAGCAACTGGCGGTGCTATCCCTGCCGCAACCGAAAAAAACATGCGTGAAGGCCATTTAAAGGGCGACACATATGAAGGTGGCGACTGGGAAGATCGTGCGGCTGACACAGCTACAGGCGGCGTCAAAAACCGTATGACTGGTGGCGTCAAAGAAGCCAACGCTGGTGGCTACAAGCATGGCGGTCACGCTGCAAAAAAGCACTACGCCACGGGCGGTAATGTCGTTGATGACGGTAAAGCAGTAAAAATGCCCCGTCACTTCGTCAGCCGACCCGTGGCCAACAGCCTGCAATCTGGCACCTTCAAAAAAGGTGGCAAGGTTCACAAAGAAGTTGGCGGTAATGTTGATGCAAAAGCGGTTTCAGACAAAGCAAGTCGTGAACTTGAAGAAGCTCTGAATCCGTTGAGCATGGCCAAAGAGTTGTATGGCAAAGCCAAGAGTTATCTCACTGGATCACCATCGACTCCCGGCGCTGTGACCAAGACCAAAGAATCGGTCACGGTTGCTCCCAACAAAAAACGCGGCGGCAGAATGTGCTAAAACTGGGTGGGGGCTTCGGCTCCCACTTCTTTCAAGGATAGATCATGAGTAATGGAATCGTTTCATCAATCACTCGCGCTGGCACCTATGAGCCATTCGATCTTCAGGTTGCTCGCAACCAGATTTTGGGTCACAGCGACGTTAGTTTGTTTGGTTATAACGGCGGTATAACTTCTACCTCTGCACCAACAACTGCCCCAATTCCAATGTGGGAAAATGCAACTGCATACACATTCCCATCATCTGCTGCTCAATTGACCATTGTCAGTTCATCTGCATCTGATAACACATCTGCTACCGTAACAATCAGCGGTTTAGATGCTAGTTACAACCCACTTTCAGAAACAATTGCTTTGAATGGCACAAATGCTGTTACATCGGTAAACAGTTATTACCGGGTTAACTCAGTCATCATGGCATCCGCTGGTACATCTCAAGTAACCAATGTTGGAACAATCACTTTTAAACAAGGCACCAACATTGTTGCTCAAATCAATCCAAAGGTTGGCAAAAATCAAGCCAGTATTTATTCAGTCCCCGCTGGGTACACTTTTTATCTGAACATCGTTGAAGTCAATTCAGACAACACTTTGGGCAGTGGCAATGGCATGTATTACAACGTGCAGCAAACCGTTAATGGCGTTCAATACAACGTATTGACCCAAGGTTTTAGTTCTGTTTATGTGATTGATAGATCATCGGCTCCATTCGCATACCCGCAAAAATCAGACATTCAATGGCAGATTGCAACAACCAGTTCAACTGCTATTTTGTCTGGCGCAATCATTATTGGTAAGTTGATTCAAAATAACGTCAACACAACTCAACCCGGTAACTGATCATGCCCTTGACCAAATCCAAATCCAAAAAGGCTTTTTCACACAACGTGGAAGCTGAGATGCACTACTCAGTAAAACCATGACAAATATGTTTGGCATGTTCCATCGAATGACAGTTTGGGCAAAGAACTTCCAAGTTCTCCATGCTGTTGTTCAATCTATTGCGGTCTTTATGGTGAACGCCAAGAATTTGGACGTTTGCATCAAATCCGCATTTGTAACACGCATTCAACAAACCTCTTTTTTTCATATTTTTTCTGACAGTACTAAAATTGGCTTGCCAGTTTTCAAGTGCAGATTTGTTAATACAAGCACGCGAACAATATTTTCTTTTTTTGGACGGAGCAGAAAGAAATTTTGTTTTGCAATGGAGGCATGTGTATTCAACAGTGCCCTTGCTTTTCATTGCTGTGTGGTAACAATTTGGACTACAGTATTTGGCTTTGTTTGCTCTACTTGCAATGTGTTCAAAAATTGTGTTGCAAACTTCACAAGTTGTTTTTTTAACAGTTCTGGCAGACAATGCCATGCAACTTTTTCCGCAAAACAAAGCAGTATCTTTTCTGTATTGGGGAACAAAAAATTGTTTTTTGCAATGTTTGCAAAATTTTTCATATTTCACTCTGGAGCGTGTCATGCCACTCATACATAGTCCTTCAAAAAAAGCGTTTGAGAAAAACATCCGCACCGAGATTGTACAAGGAAAAAAACCTCAGAAACAGGCAGTGGCGATTGCGTATGCGGTCAAGCGCAAAGCCAAGAAAGCATCTGGTGGTGAGATTGATTGGGCAGACATTGATGAAGATCGTCCTAAACCTCGTCGATATGCAAATCCTCATGACTACGATAGCGACGTAGACTTCTACAAAGCAGTTGGCGATCCTCGTGGCAATGAAGACGAAGGCGAAGACACAGCTCCTCGCATGTCTGAGATCAAAAAGCACAAGAGCACAAAACTTGTGAACAAACTTACCGCCAATCGTCAAATGGCTGACATTGCAAAGGCTTCTGGCAACAAAGCAGAATCCGAAAAGCAATTTGGTCGCTTGGAGCGACGCGGCGAGTCCAATCGTTTGAGGGACTTTGCCAAGTCCGCTGAAAAACGTGGTGACAAGGCAAAGGCTGACACACACCGCAAGGAATGGTCAGAAAAAGTTGGCAAAGGCAAACCCGCACCCTTCAAAGCTGGCGGCAAAGTCAAAAACTCATGCTGGTGATCTATGGCTAAAAACGGACTCTACGCCAACATTCACGCCAAGCAAGAGCGCATCAAGCATGGCTCTGGCGAGAAGATGCGCAAGCCCAGCAGCAAGGGTGCACCCACCGCGGATGCTTTCAAGGAGTCTGCAAAGACTGCCAAGATGAAAGACGGCGGTGTGTCGCTGGCTGTTGGACGCGGTGAAAAATTGAGTGTTTCACGTGGAGCAGGACTTACCCAAAAGGGTCGGGATAAGTACAATCGTGAGACAGGATCACACCTAAAAGCACCACAGCCTCAAGGCGGTGCTCGAAAAGACAGCTTCTGCGCACGCATGTCGGGTGTGGTCGAACATTCAAAAGGCGATGCGGAGCGTGCCAAGGCTTCTTTGAAGCGCTGGAAATGCCCCGGTTGGTGAGGTAAAAAATGGCTTATAGCGGCACAGTTGGGCAAACAGTCGTCACCGTCCAAAACTTAATTGATGACGGTGCGCGTCGTGCTGGAAAGCTGGCGGAGGAACTGACGGTTGAGCAAGTTCAAAGCGCCAAGCAGTCGCTGTATTTGATTTTGAGCAACTTGATCAACCAAGGCATCCAATACTTCGCCATCAAGAAGCAGGTCTACGGCCTCAACCCAGACCAATACGAATACCTGCTGCCCGTGGGTGGCGTGGACGTCTTGAACGCCCTTTATCGCTGGATGACTCGACCAACCCCTGCCGCTGGTGGTTCGTATTTTTCTTCGTCGGGCGTGACAGGTTTGGCCTTTGACAACAACGTCTTGACCTCAGATGCTCAGACATCGCCCAATGGCTACATCGGCGTCAACTACGGCCAAAACAACCCAATTTATGCTGGCTCAATCGGCATCTTGCCTGCGACGTCTGGCAGTTTTCACATTCTGCTTGAGACGTCCAGCGATGGTTCAACATGGACTACGTTATTGGACACTGGCGTCACTCAATGGGTGAGTGGCCAATGGCTGTGGTACGACATTGATCCCGGTGTGACTGCACAGTATTACCGCATGAGAGAAACTTCTGGCGGGACATTGAACGTCGCTGAGTTCTACGTTGGCAACAATTCGACCGAAGTCACAATGAGTCGGTTGAACCGA